CTTTATCCAGAAAGAGATTGTGAAGGGGTCTTCCTCATTAAATTGAACGAAGTTCAATGAGTCCCCTTGGGAATCCAAGAAGTAGTCCCAGGCGGTATTGCCCGGGTTGGAAGGGTCCAGCCCATCCATTGAAGGGTCGGTATAGACATAAATCAAATCATTGGAACCATCAAAGGACCATGCCTCTTCGGTGGAGTCCCATGTTGGCTTCCCGCCTGGAGAAATGAACCCATTCGTTGATCCAACTTGAAGCGGTGATATGCGGTTCATGATCTCTTCCACAATGAAACCCGAGGTTCCGGTAATGTTACTCTCGGCTTCCAAGGAGTACCTCAGGGTGGGTTCTGCAAAAGTCTCTATCTCCTTTCTGCGATTAGGAGGTAGAAGATCATAATGCCACTTATCATGTTCTGCCCAATAATCTTCATTCTGGGAGTCGCCATCGAACCAGTAATCAGGATCCCATCCCGGTCTTACCTTGGACAAGTCGCCGCCACCAACAACACCAGCCTCGACCAAAGTTGCGACGTTAAATTTAAGACCAGCAGGATGAGCAAGCTTGCGAAATTTACTTCTCCATTCCTGACCACCAGCAGGAAGTTTTGATGTTCGAATACGATAGGTGTATGGTTTGTCTCCATACTCAATCTGAAGGTCATCTACATCATTGAAGAAGATGCGAAAGAAAGTATAAACTGATTCAATGGTCCCCTTGGAGCGATAGTAGTGGACAATTCTCTTATACAGAGTTACTCGATCCATGTAGTCTGAATTGGGAACAATCGATGCAATTTCATCCTGAATCGAGTCAAGATACTTTGCAGATGTTTCATCAATATCATTCTCCACAACGATATGACGAAGTTCCTTGGAAGGAAGACCATCCTGATTCAGATAGTCATAGTATTCCTTCAGGAAGTTGACAAGATTTTGTGAAGAACCTCTGAGTTGCTCTGGTAAAAGATCATTTACCCTTGCGGACTCATGCGCTCTTGGTGTGGCATTGGCAACAGAATCGTGCATAATTACGTGATATCTTTGTCTCTGTTATGTGTTACATAGTCCTTGATAGCTGAGTTGTTACCTCTAAGAGCAGCATCATCAATCTCTGCTGTTATTGATGTCAAGGTATCATCAATTTCAATAATCGTATTTCTCTTTGCTGCAATGTCATTTGATGCAGGGCGAGTGTATAGGTTGATTACTTTATTGTTCGCAGCATCATCAATTCTAGGCAGTGCCCGAATATCAATGTATTCTCTCACGAACTTATAGGTAATCTCACCGGAAACCAATCCCTCATCCTTGGAGTTGGAAGGAGCGGCTGTTCCACTGGTTGCAGTTGCGTCATCATCCTCCCCATCAACAGCAGCAGTAACTTCATACACATGATTGTTGATAAAAAAGATATCACCAACCCTATACTCCTTACCGGTTTTGAATTCTGCACCCCTTTTATTGGCAACACCCGCAAGTTCTGCTGCTGGTTTACCAAGATATACAACACCATTTGAAACATTGACAAGACCATAAAATACTGAACCTGTCTCTGCTCCTCCATCAAGATGACTTCTTTTACCCTCTGCTGTTCGATATATTGTGAGCGCAAGAATATGAGAAGGAAGATTGTCAAGTTTTTGTGTCCCGAAGCGATAAATCTGTCCACCAATCTTGAAGTTATCTGTAGCAGTTTCTTTACTATAGACAATATCAGTTTCCTCTTCATCAAGTGCAAAGGTGAAGTCAAATGATAGCAGTTTTTTCTCTTGGTCTGTCAAGGCTTTTTCAGAGAACAGACCCTCAAAACTATACTCAAGGGTTCCTGATGTTCCGTCTTCTGACAACTTTGGTGCATTTCTGCCAGTCTGACCACTTTTGGTGACCCTGTAGACATTGTTACCAAAGAAAAACAGGTCATCTTCAGGAAAGAATCTGTTTGGTTTCCATTCCTGAACCGCGTCCCTGCCACTTAAATCAACTACACTTACCGTGTCTGTATCCGTATCAAAAAGCTTTTGGTTCAACTCTAGATTACGATATGCATAGACTCTAGCAGCAGTGCTAAGAACAGCAGGGCTTGTGTTATCGATCTCCCTAAGAAACTTGGAGAATCTAAAAATTGAGTTGTATTCAATCAAGGCATTGGCATCAAAATTACTTACCGTGGTGGCAATCTTTGCACCCAGAGTATCAGAATTCAGTGTCGTCAAGTTGGGATTGAATTTGCTAAAGATATCAAAGTAGATATAGATGAATTTCGGATCAACAAATTCATGCCTCAGAGTCAAGACACCCTTATCTCTTAAAAGTTTTCTAAGGTCTGACTTTTGAGAATCAGTAAGAACGGCATTGTCTGCTTGCTTGGCACTAATATAAACAGCACCAAGGTCAACAGGATCATTATCCTCACCACCCCAGACGGAAACAGCAGTTGCATCAGAGGCATTGAGAATCTGAGCCTTATAGTCATCCACGGTAACAGCACGGTCCTGAGAGGTAAAACTTAGTGGAGCATTGAAACGAATCTCTTCAATGGATTCACGGTCACCACCACCAGAAGAAATAGTGGCACTAGAAACAACAATATCTGTAAGAACTAATCCACCAGAGTCCGAAAGATTACTACTCAGAGTAAACTCAGATGCGCCATTGGCTTCAGCCCCATCAGTGGAAAGATACTCAATAGAAATTACACTTCCGGCTGATGGTTTTTTACCAACAACATCGTTACCAAATTCAATTTCATAAAACCCACTTGGATTCTCAAAGACAAAATATGTATCACTGGTTGAAGTCACATTAGACAACTCAGTAAACTTTGTATAGAGAGTGCTGCTTGAGGTATTACCATGAGGAAATGAAGTGACTCTGAGAGTAGAGACATCAACCTTGGAATCAGGAATCACATATCACACATTGGTATCAGAAGCATCGAATGTATACTGGACTGTCTTGAGAGTTCCTTGCTTGACCTGAATCTCCTTTCCAGATGCCCCGAAGGTTCCAGTGAAGGCATTCAGTGTAATGAATTCGTATGAATTGCCGCCAACAGAGGTAGAGAAAACAGTGTTCTTGGGAACTGTTGTAAGGCTACCAACATCTGCACCAGTCAATTTGATGGTAGAAGTTGCAGCAGTGAATGAACGAGGTAGATATCCAAGAGTCTTGGCGCGAGCAACAACATTCTTTCTTAGCTGGGCAGATCCAATGAAACCTTCATTGGCAGCAAGGTGAGCAAGAATCGCATTATAGTGTGTGTTGTATGCAAGGATATCCAGAAGATGATTCAGACCAGAACCCTCAAAGTCCCAATCCTTATATGGTCCTCCATCTCGCTTATAGTAGTCCTTGATGTTCTGTTTGATTGCATCAAAGTCTAGTTCCGTTACATTGAGTTTTTTTCCTGCCATGTTGGATTACCTTATTCTTGTGAGATAAAAGTTTACTTCCTGCTCTATGCTAGAGTCAGTGATATTAAAACCGATATTGACCTTGAATGCATTGCGATCAATGTCATCAAATACCTGAACCACGACATTATCGATTCTAGGTTCAAACCTACTTAATACTCTGTGAATCTCTGTTCTCATTGCATCAGCAGTAAAGAAATCAGCATTCTCAAAGAGAAGACCAGCTACATTGCCTCCAATTTCAGGATGAAAAGGTCTATCTCCAAAGTTCGTCAAAACAAGGTTCTTCACTGCTGAACGAACTGCATTCAGGTCAGTGATAGGTCGAATATCTTTGGTGTTTGGATGAAGATTAAAGCCAAGAGACAAGTCTGCAAACAAAGTTGGGACGACATCAATTGGTCTGACTCCATCTATGTTTTTATCTGAAGATGCTGTTGACATATGAACTATTTATTCGGAAAGTTTCTACCTGTCCCAATGACATATATCGCATAAAGTTCCGCGCCACCCTCATAGATGTCCTTGACAGTGTTACGAATGCTATCCAACAACTCTATGTGTCGGTCATATTCTTCCTTTGTAAATCGTGTCCTTGTTACAGGATTCATGAATTTACCGGGAAGCATTACGATATCCTTGGCAATTTCCTTATTGGGTCGAATGATATCGTCAAATGGAATACTTTGACTCAGACTCAGAAAGGCACCGGGATTTCTTTCGATCTTATTCTGAATCAACTTGACAAAATAGTGAAGATATTTCCTTGCCTGTTGAGTATACCATACAGCAATATCCTTATCTGTAAGCTCGACAAAGAGGTTTGTGAGGTTACTTCCAATAATATTATAGACAGATTGCCTATAGATCAATTCACGATAATCCGAATTATTTTGACTGCCTTCCAGTTCATTAAAGACATCCGTTATATCATATGCTGCGAATGCAGAAGAAACCTTTGTATCCCACTCTGTTTTTGCAGCAACTGCGGCTTCATAGGTGTATCCATACTCAGTTGCCAAGGGAGTTGCTTCAAGGCTCAGAGATTTGTCCAATGGGTCTGCTCCTGCTGCTGGTTTTGCTGATGGTAGTGCCATATATTATCCTCCTGCAAATACGTTAGGTGAACCACCAGCTACGATTGTGCAGCTAGTAATACCATCACCAACTCGACCACATCCTTTGCCATTTACAAAGACCTTTGATGAACCAGTGGTAATAGGAGCAGCATGAGGTGGACAAGGTGATCCCGGCAACAAATGAACACTGTTCATATCACCCTGACGAGAGATTGCTCTTCCATTGCAAAAAACATTTGATGAACCCTGTGCTCTTATTGGAGTAGAGCAATGAATGACATCTTGGTCTCCTATTCTTGTGACTGCTGGCATAATACTACTGGTTTCTCCTTACATAACTCTCAACAAAACTTTGAATTGCATCACTGTCATTCAAGATTTCTTGAGTGATTGTGAACTCTTGCTCAATACCAACAAGAGCTGGG